GAATCAATACGGCAGCGGGGGATCGGGGGGCTACACCCTCGACAACACGAACCACACGGGCGGGGCGGGGTACGCGGGCGTCGTGGTCCTGACATGGAATGATCCAGTTGTCACCGGGATGGGCTGGTGGGGATCGGGCGGGGTGTGGTCCCTGCTCGCATGGCTTGGAGGTGCGGTATGGCGATGATTTCCACCATTCGTGGCGAGATAGACGAGGCGGAGCTGGAGAAAAAAGAGGGTGTGATCGACAACGAGAACGAGCACACGACGTGGGTCGAGCATTGGTATCAGGGGGAGCTGGTGCGGCGGTCTGCGCACGTCACGCTCAAGGTCGGGCAAGGCGCGTCTGGGGCTCTGGGAGGGCCGTGACATGGCAAACGTAGCAGGGATGTGCACCAGCTTCAAGGCCGAACTGATGATCGGGATTCATGCCTTCGGCCCGGGGACCGGGGTTCCGGCGCGGACCGCCGCGACGGCGGACGTCCTGAAGGCGGCCCTGTTCCTGACAGCGGGCGGCACCCGTGGCGTGGCGGACACCGTCTACAACACCACGGGGGAGTTGGCGGCGTCCGGGAACTACACCCAGGGCGGCAAAACGGTCGTGATGGCCACGGCGCCCACCACCAACGGCACGGCGGGGGTGTTCACGCCCTCGGCAAACCTCACATGGACGAACCTGACGAGCTCGGGCGCATTCGACTGCCTGGTGCTGTACAACTCCAGCCAGAGCAACAAGCAGGTGTCGGTTCACACGTTCACGTCGCAGTCCATCGTGGGGGCGGACTTCACCCTCACCATGCCGGCGAACGACGCCAGCAACGCCCTGGTGCGGATCGTCACGTAACCACGGATCGGTCGTGTAGGGGATAGCGCGTGCTGCTGTTACTGCTGGCCCTGATATCTGGCGGGGGGACGAGTGTCGGCCTGACCGGGGTCGCATCCACCGGACAGGTCGGCACCCCTGCGCCCAGTGTCACCGTCGCCCTCACCGGGGTGGCGGGTAAGGGTGAGGCCGGGACCGCCACCCCGACGTTGACGCAAGCCCTCACCGCAACGGCGGGCAAGGGGGCGGTCGGAACACTCACCCCGGGGGTTACGTTCGCCCTCACCGCAACCGCGGGCAAGGGGGCGGCTGGAACGCTCACCCCGGGGGTTACGTTCGCCCTCACCGCAACCGCGGGCAAGGGGGCGGTCGGATCGGCAACCCACGGGGTCGAAAAGGCGCTCGTCGGCCAATCCGGTACCGGGGCTGTGGGAGCCCCAGCCTCACTCGGCGTTGGCCTTATCCTGTCGGGGGCACAGGGCACCGGGGTGGCCGGGGCGGTCCAGCCCTCTGGGGCGATCATCGTCGCCCTCACCGGAGTCTCGGGGAAGGGGGAGGTCGGGGCCGCGTCCCCTGGCGTGACCCTGGCGCTGACCGCCACGGCGGGCCGGGGGGCGGCGGGATCGGCAGCGCACGGGGTCGAAAAGGCGCTCGTCGGACAGTCGGGCACGGGGGCGGTAGGCGCTCCTGCATCCTTGGGCGTGGGCCTCACCCTGTCGGGGGCGGCAGGGACCGGCGCAGTCGGACTCCTCCAACCCTCCGGGGCCGTCAGCATCGCCCTGGTCGGCGTAGCGGGCAAGGGGGAGGCTGGGAGTCCCACGCTTGGGGTCACGCTGGCCCTGACGGGGTCGCCCGGCAAGGGCGCTGCCGGATCGGCGGCCTACTTCGTGTCGAAGGACCTGGTGGGCCAGGCCGGGACGGGGGCCGTGGGAACCCCGGCCCTCGCGGTGACGCTGGCCCTGCCTGGGCAATCTGGCAGGGGAGCGGCGGGGGTGGTAGCCCCGGGGGTGGAAAAGGCGCTCACGGGGGCCCAGGGGCGCGGCGCGGCCGGGTCTGCGACCTTCTCCATCAGCATCACCCTCTCCGGGGCCCAGGCCAGGGGCGAAACGGGGGGCGTCCAACCGTCCGGCGCGGTGATTATCGCCCTGTCTGGGGTGTCCGGTGCCGGGTCAGTGGGGACCCCCGGGAGAGAAATCACCCTGGGGGTGGGCGGGGTTCAGGCCAGCGGCGCGGTTGGTGCGCCGGCTCCGGTGGTGTCTCTGGCGCTCGCCGGACAGGCAGGGACCGGGGCAGTCGGGGCGGTTTCTCCGTCCAGCGCGGTCTTCCTCGCCTTGGTCAGTGTCCCTGCCAAGGGCGCGGCGGGATCGGTCGGGATCGACGTTGCCCTCTCGCTGGGCGGGGTGCAGGGGACTGGAAGGGTCGGGGATCTGCTGCCCCCGGGAGCCCTCGCCGTCCCGCTGATCGGGGTGCGGGCGCGGGGCGAGGCGGGGACGCTGCGCATCGTCATCCTTGGGGACGTCTACGTGGGGACCACGTTCGACCTGACCGCCATACGGGTGACGGTGGATTGTACACCGATTCGCATCGCGGGGGAGCTCACACCGCGTCGGACCGCGGAGGATCTATGAGTCGCCGACTGGTTGAAGGCCAAACGGGCCCGGTGGACAAGCAGTTGAAGGTGGACGGTGTGGCGCTGAATCTGGCCGGATGCACCGTCGGGCTGGTCCTCAAGAATCGGTTGGGCGTGGGGATCACCACGACCGGCAAGGTCACCGTCACCGAGGAAGCCACCGGCAAGGTGCGTTTCAGTCCGGGCGCGACGGATCTGTCGGCCGCCGCGTCGCCCTACGGCGCACACTGGCAGGTCACCGATGGACCGGGGAAGATCCACTTCTTCCCCAGCGACGATCCGGAACCATGGACGGTCCATCATGTCTGATCCGTTCGCCGCCGCCCTCGACACGATCTATGCGCACTCCGGCCTCGACGTGGTCATCCCGAACGCGCCGGGCGCGGGGGCGACCATCACCGTGCGGGGCCTGCGCCAGGACTTCGACCCGGCCACCGTCCCGTTCGGGACGGAGATTTCCGAGCTGCGCGCTGGGGAAGATCGCGCGGTCTATTGCTTCCGCCGCTCGAGCGTGGCGGAACTGCCCAAGGGGACCGTCCTGGAAGCGCCGGAAACCCCCGGCGGGGCGATCCTGACCTGGAAGGTCGAGAGCCTGATGCGGAAGACTCCCTTGGAGATCACGGTGCTGGTAAGGGTGGTGCGGTGAGGAGCAAAGCGCAAAGCGCAAAGCGCCAAGCGTTCCGATCCGGACGCCATGCGCCATGCGCTATGCGCTCTGCAAGAGTTGGTCGGGTGAGGTAATGGTCAAGATCAAGTGCACCATCGACGCGCACCAAGTCAAAGCCGGGCTGGAGGCGCTGGGCAGGGAGGCGCCGCGCGCCAGCATGCGGGCGATCAACCGGACGCTGGACAGCGTGAGGACCCGGGCCATCCGGGATATTTCCGCAGACCTCGGGATCGCGCAGAAGGAAATCCGAGGGGATAAAACCTTCACCCGTGGACACGCCAGCGCCTTGAGCGTGTACAAGGCGAGCGTGGATTCGCTCCGCGGATCGATCCAGGGGACGGGGAAGCGCATCGATCTGATGGCCTTTGGGGCGAAGGACACCAAGGATCGGTTGCGGCGCAACGCAATCAAGAAGGGGACGAGTGTCCGTCCCTCCGCCGGTCGTGGCGTGACGTACCGGATGCGGGGCGTCGCCAAGCGGATTCCGGAGGCCTTCACCGCGCGGATGGCCAGTGGCCACGTCGGCGTCTTCGTGCGACGGGGGACGAAGCAGTATCCCATTCAAGAACTCTTCGGTCCGTCGGTGCCCTATGTCTTCCGGAAGCACATCACCTCGGCCCTGAAAGCCTTGGCGGCCGACACGCTCCAGAAGAACCTCCGGCACGAGATCGGCTATCTCCTGACGTTCGGGAAGCGGTGACGGCATGGCCGATATCAGGTTTCCCTTAAGCAAGGCGGTCCGTGGAATGACCATGACTGTCGTGATCACAGGGACGCACGTTTTCAAGGGGCGTTTTTGGATTGCGACGCAGCTCTTTAAGCTCGGCGCGCGTATCTTGGGCGTCGGGAACATCGAAGTCACGGGACCGAAGTAAATGGCCACTGAGTCGATTCGCGAGCGCATCCTGCAGGACGTGGAAACCAGCCTGGCGGCGATCACCGGGACGGGGGAGTACCACATCGCCCTGGCGGAGGACGGGGTGGACCGGGGGCAGCTCCCGCCGAGCAACCTGGACCGGCTGCCGGCGCTGCGCGTGTCCGAGGGAGAGGAAGAAGTCATCGAGGGGCCGACGCCGTATATCACGCGGATGCTGTCCGTCACCGTGCGCGGATGGATCTCGGTCCCTGATGAGTCCCTGGACGTCCCGCTGCCTACCCTGGCGAACCGGCTGATGGCGGACATCGAGCGGGCGATGCTGGCCGGGCCGACCCGGGGCGGGCTGGCGCAGGATACGATCCTGGTCGGCAGCTTGATACACGACGACGACGAGAAGGACGTGATCGGCAGCGTGAGCGTCACGTTCCGGGTGCAGTACCGCACACTCCGTAACAATCCAGCGCAGTAGGAGGGACCGATCATGATCACGCGACTCCGGGCCATTGCGGGCAAGATCGAGGGCACCGAGGGCACCTACGAAACACTGGCGGCGGCCGACGGCGGGCTGTTGCTGTATGACGCCAAATTCATCACGCCGGAGCAGTGGGTGGAACGCAATCCCATGCGCGCCACGTTCAGCCGGTACCCGGGGGTACATGGGAGGAAACCAGCGAGCATCACATTCCGGGTCGAGGTCCGGGGATCCGGCACGGCGGGGACCGCTCCCGATTGGGGGAAGTATCTGAGGGCGTGCGGATTCGGCGAAACCGTCGTGGGCGGCGTCAGCGTCACCTACAAACCAATCTCCACGGCCATCCCGTGTCTGAGTATGGCGCTCTGGGATGATGGGGTCGCGCACCGCATCCGCAGCGCGCGGGGCAACGTGAAGCTGTCCGCGAAGATCGGGGAGCCCGCCTACCTCGACTTCGAGTTTTCCGGCGTCTATCAGGCGGTCGTGGACGAGGCGACGCCGGGCGGCATCAGCTACAGCAGCGTGCAGCCGGTGGCGTGCATCGGGGCCAACATTCTGACCATGCACACCTACAACCCGATCATGGGGGCGATCGACATCGACATGGGGACCTCTGTAGCGGTGCGGGAGAGTATGAACGTGGTGGGCGGGTTGCTGTCGGCCCTCATCACGGGCCGAGATCCCAAGGGCACCCTCGATCCGGAGATGACCACGGTCGCCGCCCATGACTGGTACGGCAAGTGGGCCAGTGGGGTCACGGGCACCCTGTCCTTCGCCCTCACCGGCAGCGCGGGGAACATCACCACCATCACGGCGCCTACCCTGCAGTATCGGGCGATCAGCGACGCCGAGCGGAACGGGATCAGCGCGCGGGCGGTGGGCTTCTCGCTCGCGATGAACGCGGGCGACGATGAGCTGGTCATCGCGCTCACCTAAGATGACCATAGACCATGGACCATGGACGGGTCCGTCCATCGTCCATCGTCTATGGTCCACCAAAAGGAGATTTCATGGCGATCGCAGTGGATCCACACCGGAGCGTCCGGTACGTGTTGAAAGAGGACCGGGAGCTGCCCGAAGACCAGCAGACCGTCTTTTTGCTGCGGGCGCTCTCGGCGCGGGAGCTCGCCCAGGTCGAGGACGGGATGTCGGTGGTGACGCCGGGAGGGGACGTCCGCATCGCCACCGGCAGTCAGTCGTTGCGGACGCTGGACCTGGGTCTGACCGGGTGGGAGAATTTCCTGACGCCTGACGGGAAGCTCGTACCGTTCGATGGGAACGCGAAGGCGAGCAACTGGGACTATCTGCGGCCGAGCTGGCGCCGCGAACTGTCGAACGCGATCCTGGACCAGACGCGGTTGACCGAGGCCGAAAGAAAAAACTGAAATTGGGGGCGGGCTTCCTCTCCGGAAAGATCACGTACAAATGCGCGACATGTACGCCCACACAGAAGATCGTCCGAGGATGCCTGGCGCCGGCCCCCACCCCCGTGCTGTTGATCGACGGGGAGCCCATCTATCGGTGCCCCGTCGCGTTGCTCACCCTGGAGACGGCCACGCTCTGCCGTCTTTATCCCCACTACACGCGCGGGGTCCTGCCGGTGGCCGGCGGATTGCTGGATCAGACGGCGACCTTTCTCGACGCGATGGAGGTCCTGGCCGCGGAGATCGCCGCGGGCAAGTGAGACTAAGGGGAGACCATGGCTGAGGCCGTTCGGTTAGAAATCACGGTTGACGACAAGGGGTCGCCCGTCATCCGGACCGTCACCGACAACCTCGACAAGCTGGCGCGGCAGTCGGCGCGCACAGCGACCGAGCACGTCAAACTGAACCAGATCGCCGATCAGGCCGTCGGGATCTTCGGCAGAATGGGCGGCCAGATCGGGGGCGCGGCGTCTGCGATCGCTGGGGCCCTGGGGCCGATGGGGGGCTTCGCCGTCGCGATCGGCGCGGCAGCCCTGGCCGGCAAAGACACCATCGACACGCTCAAGACTCTGGCCTTCCAGACCCGGGACCTCGCCTTTCTCTCGGGCGGCACCGCCGAGCAGGTGAGCGGCCTGATTGACGTGCTGGAAGACTATGGCGTGGAGGCCGAGACCGTCAACCGCTCCATGAACTTCCTGTCGAAGGCGGTGCAGGAGGGCTCCCCAGCCCTGGACCGGCTCGGGATCTCCATCCGCTCCAGCTCGGGCCACCTGAAGACCGCCCACGACCTGTTTTATGAGGTGGTGGACGCACTCCACAAGATGCGGTCGGAAACGGACCGCAACGCGACCGGTCAGGAGATTTTCGGGAAACAATGGATCAACCTGATTCCGGCCATCCAGCAGGGATCGGCGGCGCTCCGGGACGCGGCAGAGGCGTCCAAGCTCTCTATGAGCAAGGAAGACCTCGCGCGTGTCGAAGAATATCGGAAGGTCACGACAGAACTCGGGGACCAGTTCGATCGGTTGAAGCTCCTTGTCGGGCGCGGGCTGATTCTGCCGGTCACGGTGGTGCTCAAGTGGATGGGCGACGCGGGCGAACTTGCGAACGCGCTGGCGGCGCCGCACCGGGGCGGGGGCGTGGACGCGGCGGAACGCGCGCGGATCTTAGAGAACACCGATCCGACGGGGCGGATTCGCGCCGGACTGCCGGATCGGTCGTCCGGCGACATGGGCGCCTGGCGCATGGGTGGGGCCGGTGTGGATGTCAGCGCGGCCAGTCCGGTTGCGGGCGAGACCCCCGGCGAGAAGAAGGCCCGCGAGGCGCGCGAGAAGGCCGCGGAGGCGGAGAAGAAGGCAGCGCAGGAGATTTGGGAACTACAAAGCAAGGGGTGGGTCGCCTACGTCGAGGCCCTCGAAAAGCAGTGGGACCTGGAACTGAAGATCGAGAATGAAGGCCACGCGGAACTGTATAAGTTGTTGGACAAGGCCAAAGTGGATGAGCAGGCCGCCCTGGTCCGGATCGCAGAGTTCGAGCTTGACCTGGCGGAGAAGACCAACGCGGCGCTGAACGAAGTCATGGCGCAGGCGGTGGCGGACCGAAAAGAAGCCAGAAAAAACGAGTACGAATCAATCAAGGCGCAGGCCGAGTGGAACGCGCAGGTCCAGCAAGAGGCCGACGAACTGACGTCGAAATACCAACTCGAACAGTACAGTAAGCGTCGCGCGGAATTCGATTCACTGTTTGAACCGGTGAGCCGCGCGCTGGAGGGATCCCTGCAAGGCATCCTCCAGGGAACCCAGACCATGGAAGAGGCGATGCGGCGGATGGGGCAGAACATCGCCGCGAGTCTGTTCGAGACTATCGTCGAAAAGGGTCTCAAGAAAATCTCCGAGGCCCTGTTTACTTTTCTCGACAGTCTCGGAGGCAGCAGTGGAGCCGCCTCCTGGATTTCCAAACTCTTCAGCGCGATCGGGGGAGCCTACAGCGGCAGTGGCGCGGCGGCCGGGAGCGGCGGGATCTTCCCGGGACACTTCACACCGATTCACGCCTTCGCCGGGGGCGGCATCGCGGACCGTCCGACCATCGGCCTGATCGGCGAAGGCGCCTACGCGGAAGCCATCGTGCCGCTACCGGACGGGCGCAGCATCCCGGCAAAGATCACGGGCGGCGGCGGCCCCATCCAGATCAACATCGACGCCCGGCGGGCAGAGCGCGGGGTGTCCCCGGAAATCATGGCCGCGATCCGGACCGGCATGAACCAAGCGGTTCACCTCTCCCTGGCCCGCGTGAGCGACGAACGCCGGCGCGGTGGAATGCGGGGGCTGGCATAATGGCGATCAGCTATCCAATTTCTCTCCCCGCCGGCGGGCGCGTGGCGCTGACCTTCAAGCCATACGCCGTGGTTGCGAAATCCATGTCCCCCTACACGTTGCAACAGCAGGTCCAAGCCCACCAGGGGCAAATCTGGGTCGTCCACGTGCAACTGATGCCCCTGCTCCCCGCCGAGGCAGCGGAATGGATCGCGGCGCTGCTGAGCCTCAACGGCACCTATGGCACCTTCTACCTTGGCGACGATTCGTCCCCCGCGATCCGGGGATCTGGCTCCGGAACTCCGTTGGTGAAGGGGGCCGCCCAGGTCGGGCAAGAACTCCTGACGGACGGGTGGACCGGCAGTCAAACCAACATCCTCCGCAAGGGGGATTGGATTCAGATCGGCGCCAGCACGACCCAGCGAATATACCGGTGCCTCAAGGACGTCAACTCGGACAGCGGGGGCAACGCGACCCTGGACATTTGGCCTCGGCTCCGAGAGTCTCCGGCCGACAATGCGGCGCTTGTGTTGGCAGCCACCAAGGGGGTCTTCCGGCTGACCCATAACGACATGCCGTGGTCCGTGGATAGCGACCTGCTGTCCGGCATCGAATTTGAATGCGCCGAGGCGCTGTAGGAACTAACGGGCAGGCACATCGCGCGATGAGGTTTCAATGACCCGCACCCTCGACGCAGACATCTTGACCGAACTCCCCAAGGGGCAGATCCAGATCGCGCTGTTAGTCGCACTGGACTTCAGCGGCGGATTCGTCCGCGTGTGGAGCGGGATCGGGAACCTCACGTATGACGGGAACGTCTACGCGGGCGTGGGGCACCTGGGCGAGATTGCGCCCATCCAGGAAAGCGCGGGCGTGGTGCGCGCGAACGGGATCACGCTCCGGCTGTCCGGGATACCGTCCGCCCTCCTCTCGGTCGCGTTCAGCCAAAACTATCAGGGCCGCTCGGCGAAGGTGTGGTTGGCCTTCTTTGACACGGCCTGGGTGTTGATTGACTGTGCGCTGCTCTTCGCCGGCCGCATGGATACCATGACCATCGAGGAGGGGCCGGAGACCAGCGCGATCATCCTGAGCGCCGAGTCGCACCTGGCCGACCTCAAGCGGCCCCGGGTGCGGCGGTACACCAACGAGGACCAGTTAGCCGCGTATCCTGGCGACCTCGGGCTTATGTATATCGAGGCCATGCAGAACGCCGAGATCCTCTGGGGGCCTGGGTCCGGTGGGGGGGCGATGTCGCAACCGCCCGTCATCTCGTCCGGGGTCGGGGGCGGTGGTGGGTCGGTCGGTGGCGGGTGGTTCTCTGGCGGCGGCGGGGGCGACGGGGACCCTGGAGGTGGGACCACTGGGGGCGGTCAGACGGGGTCTGGCCAAGGGGGCGAGGGCACCGGCGGGTCGGGGGCGGGTGGATCGGGAGTGGCCTGATGCGACTCGAAGGGTGGGAGCAGCGGCTCGCGGAATTGATCGGGGACGCCCAGGTCCGGGCATTCCAGTACGGGGAGTGGGATTGTGCCCTGTTCGCCTGCGAGGCCATCGCCGTCTGCACGGGGGACAACCCCAACCGCGCATTCCTGGGATATGCCGGGGATGCTGGGTGCGCAGCGGTCCTGCACGAGCATGGCGGCCTGCGCGCGATCGCGGACCGGGTCGCCACGGAGCGGGGGTTCCGTCACATCCCCGTGCTGATGGCGCAGCGGGGGGACGTGGTGCTGGGGGTCCATGATGGGCGGGAGACCCTGGGGGTGTGCATCGGGGCGTCCGTGGCGTTCGCGGTGCAGCCGCGGGGACTCGCCCGCATCCCGATTACCGATCCGTCGTTGACGGTGGCCTGGAGGATTGCCTGATGCCGCCGATTATTCTCGCCGTCGTGATGGCTGCCGCCTCGGTCTGGGCGGGGGCGGCTTCCACGGCGTCAATCGTAATGGCCGTCGTCATGGTGGCGGCTGCGGCGGCGTCCTACGCCCTCCAGGCCAAGGCCAAGGCGCCGGGGTTTTCATCGCTCTCCGGGCAGCGGATGGTCACGTCGCGGGACTCCATCCGGGCCCGGGAACTCGTGTATGGCACCGTGCGCAAGGGCGGCCTGGTCTGTTTCCCGGGCACCTGGGACAACAATCACTGGCTGTCCATGGTCATCGCGTTGGCGGGACACCCGGTGGAGGGGATTGACGAAATCTACTTCGGGGAAGAGTTGGCGTTCAACGCGGCGGGGGTGGGGCAAGGACGATTCCTGAATCAAACCTATGTCCGAAAGCACCTGGGGGCGACGGACCAGGTAGCGGACGCCTACCTCATCTCAGTTATGCCCGCCTACTGGGGGTCGTGGAACCGCCTGCAGGGTATCGCCTATATCGTGGTGGACCTGGCCTATAACCCCAACGTGTTTCGGTCCGTGCCCAACATCACCGCGATCGTCCGGGGCCGGAAAGTGTACGACCCTCGCACCAGTACGACCGTCTTCTCCGCAAATCCCGCGTTGTGTCTGGCGGACTACCTGGCGGATACGGAATACGGTCTGGGGGCAGCCTACGTCACGGACATCAACAGTACGGACTTGATCGCCGCCGCGAACATTTGTGACGAATCCGTGGCCATCCCCAACAGCGGGACCGAGTTGCGGTACGCGGCGAACGGCATCCTGAGCAGCTCGGAGGACCCCCAGGCAAATATCGAGATGCTCCTGTCCGCGATGGCCGGTCGGTGTGTCTATGTCGG